AGTTAACTGAAGCAGAGCTACGAAAGTACTTTGAAGGTGACAAAGTAAACCGTTTGCCTGAAGTATTTGGTACGTTTGATAACTATCTTGCCTATATGACTGAGCGTGAACAGCTTATACAGTCTGGCGATTACGATGTAGGTAACTGGGACGAGTACACCGGGTCGTTAACTGAAGACGATCTAATGATTCTTGGTGGTGAAGATTTGACTCAGTACGGTGATGATGCGTCATCTACGTATGAAGAGCTTTATGGAGAACGTACACAAAATCAAGCCGCTGCTTATGAAAACTGGGTTAACTCAGAAGCTAATCAAGCACTGTTACAGAAGTACGGTGTTAACGATACAGTGTATAGTGAGACAGGTGATAAGTTTCGGTGGAACGGTTCAGCTTATGTAAAGACTGTTGAAGAAGATCATGCTGGTCTTACTGACTACGTTAAGATGGCAATGGTTACTGCCTTAACAGCAGGAGCAGGAGCCGCAGTAGCCGCAGCAGCACCTATTTTAGGAACTGTTGGTTCTGCAACTGTAGGTAATGCAATTACTCAAGCAATTACTACAGGAAGTATTGATCCAAAGCAGTTATTACAAACAGCCGCTACAGCAGGGCTTGGTCAGGCGCTTAGTCAGGCTATGTCGCCTGAAATTCTTGAAAGCTTAGAAGAATCGCTAGGTTTTGACATTACTGCTGTAACAGGTATAGAACAAGTAGACAATGTTTTAAACTCTATGGGCATGACTGCGATACGCCAAGGAGTGTTTGAAGGCAGTCTAGACATGGATCAAATTGTAGCGTCTGGCTTAATGACCGGTGCTAAAGAGCTTGCTAATTTTATAATGGGTCCGATTCAAGACGCTATAAAAGCAGGTCAGCCTGTAACAGAAGAACAACGATTGGAAGCATTACGATTAGGGCAGTCAGTTGGCGCAGACGCTGAAGAACAAGTCCTAAGAAACATGGAAAACACTGTTAACGAAGCTCTTGCAACGCAACAGTCAGAGGCGATGACTAAATCTCTTAATGCTATGCAAAGCAGTCTTCAAACAATTTTTGAAAATGTTTATTCTGTAGACACCGAAAATATTACCGGCCCTTCTCTTGAAGATTTTATGGCTAATTCTGTAGATGATGCTGACTCAGAGTTAGCAGATACAACCACAGATCTTCAAGCAGATACTACGCTTGATCCAATGCAAGAAATAACAAATCCGTTTGAAGGTGACGAATTAATCAATGGCGTTTATTATAATGAGTCTGGGTTTCCTGTAGGAGTAAGTCCAGATGCAACGGCAGATCAAATACTTGATCAATTTGTAAATGATAAAAACGCATATACAACAACAGCAGGGCAAGCAGTTCACGGTCTTCCTCCAGAAGCTGTTGCAATTCTTGTTAAAGCAAGTCTTGCAGAAGGCGGTGAAGGTCTTACTGCGTTTAGCGAATTCCTTACTAACAATGGATTAGTATTAGCGCAAGGAGAAGGAGGAGATTACATTCTTATTGCTGGAACTAATTCTCAAACAGGCATACATAATAGTGTTGATTTAGATTCTTTGGTTAATTTACAAACACCAACAAATGAAAACTTTTTGCCTAATCCAGATACTCCAAATGAGCTTTTAAATTCTACCGATAGAAGTAATGTTTCTGATGAAATTAAAGATATATTAACTGATATAGAGAAAGCTCCTGATACTCCTTTAGATTTAGACGTAGAAATAGATCCTGTTGATTACGAATTTGAACCAGAAGTAGTTCCAGAACCTGTAGATCCTGTAGATCCTGTAGATCCTGTAGATCCTGTAGACACAACAGATACAACAGATCCCGGCAATGCTGGTGTGGGTACACCTGCTGTAGATACGCTTGTTGGTGGTATGTTAACTGGACAAGAAGCCCCTACTGATCCAAAACAGACACCGTCAGGAGTTACAGGAGGAGCTACTGAAGGAGTTACTGGAGGAGCTACTGGAGGAGCTACTGGAGGAGCTACTGGAGGAGCTACTGGAGGAGCTACTGGAGGAGCTACTGGAGGAGCTACTGGAGGAGCTACAGGAGGAGCTACAGGAGGAGCTACAGGAGGAGCTACTGGAGGAAATGCACCGGATACAGGATTTGGACAAGGCGCAGGTGTTCCTGTCGGAGATGATACAACACCTACAGATACACCTACAGATACAATTACAGGAACAGACACACCTGTAGATACAATTACAGATACACCTACAGATACACCTGTAGATACACCTACAGATACACCTGTAGATACACCTGTAGATACACCTGTAGATACACCTGTAGAAACACCTGTAGATACACCTGTAGATACACCTGTAGAAACACCTGTAGATACACCTGTAGATACACCTGTAGAAACAGAAGAAACAGAAGAAACAACAGAAATAGAAGAGCTTTTTGACGATGTTTTGTCAGACGGAAAAGAAGACGCGGCCGTTGCTGATTATACAACAGCAGAAGAAGTAGCTGATGTTGTTAATCAAATTGTAGCAAATACCCCTAATGCTGAAACACTTTCACCTGAGCAACTTAATAATTTTGTTGAACAAATTATTTCAGGGATGCCTGAAGCAGATTCATTAACATCTGAACAAGTTGAGGCTGTTGTAGAGTCTGCCACATCTAACTTACAACAAAGTGTTGATGACTTAGATACTGACATCAGCGGGATTCAAGAAACAGTAGAAGGTGTTGTTACTGGACAGACAGAAGCAGCAGAAGAACGCAGAGATTTACAACAAGCTGTTATTGATGTTGGTGGAGATATTGAAGCACTGGATGAACAAACTAGAGAACAATTTGATCAGTTTGGTCAGGATGTTAATGACTTGTTTTCTGATGTTAATGTCGATATTGAAGGGCTTCAAGAAGGTCAAGTTAGTCAAGCAGAAGCTCAAGCAGAATTTGAGTCTAGTGTAGCAGGTCAGTTTGAGCAAGTAGGTGGTGAGCTTACAGGTATTCAATCTGATATTAGTGGGCTAGGTCAACAAATCGGTGATGTTGGAGCAGGTCTTGCGGGGCTTGGTGAGGGCATTGCAGGACTAGGAGAAGGCTTAGGTGCTGGCTTAATGAGTCTTGCGTTACAACAACAACAACTTCCTCAACAACTTGCAGCGGCTATGCCTCGACAGCCTGTAAAATACGATAAGTTTCTTGAAAAATTAACACCTAGAAAAATGCCTAAGCCCTTAAAGGTACAAGGAATGTTAGTATGACATATAAAAATTTAGTAAACAATGTTTTAAGACGTTTGCGTGAAACGGAAGTTAGTATTGGCGGTTCTATTCAAGATAACGCATACAGCAAGTTAGTTGGTGATATTGTTAATGATGCTAAAAACACAGTAGAAAATGCTTGGGATTGGTCGGCACTTAGGACAACGCTAACAGTAACAACTCAGGCTAATGTATTTAACTACGCGTTGACCGGAAGCGGTAACAGTATTAAAGAGCTTAACGTGCTTAACGACACAACCAATGTTGTTATGTCTTACCAAAGCGCAAACTGGTTTGATGAAAAGTATTTAATTCAAGACGTTATTACAGGATCTCCAGAATACTTTACGTACAATGGGGTTAACGACTCAGGGGATACTTTGATTGATGTTTACCCTAAGCCAGATGGGGTTTATGCTTTGCGGTTTAACTGCGTATTACGCAATGTTCCTTTGAGCGCTGATGATGATCTCTTAAGAATACCTTCAACACCAGTAATTCATTTGGCAGTTGCTTTAGCGGCTAGAGAGCGGGGCGAAACCGGAGGAACATCAACACCAGAATACTTTAAAATGGCAAATACTTATTTGTCTGACGCAATTGCACAGGATGCGGGTAGACACCCAGAAGAAGTAATATTCTATACACCTTGAGGTTTTTATGGCACAAGAACTAAAAAGCATAAATCTTGTAGCTCCTGGTTTTAAAGGGATTAACACGGAGGACTCTCCGTTAGCTCAAGATCCTTCGTTTGCCGAAGTAGCGGATAACGCTGTAATTGATAAGCGAGGCCGAATTGCAGCCAGAAAAGGTTTAAACGTCATCACTACAAACAAAACTGCATTGGGGTCGGAAAGCATTCAAGCAATAAAAGAATTTAAGGATGACGGAGGAAACTCTGTTGTATTTTCTGTAGGCAATAACAAGATTATGACTGGCACTACTACTTTGGTAGATGCTACTCCGGGTGGTTACTCAATTAACGCAAACAACTGGAAAATAGTTAACTTTAATGACCACGTATATTTTTTCCAAAAAGGTTTTGAGCCTCTTGTTTATGACAATGCAAGTAACGCAGTAGCCACTTTAAGCTCTGTATCTGGCGCCGCCGGAATGACTAGCGCAAAGTACGGCAATGAAGTGTTAGCCGCATACGGAAGGCTTTGGACTGCAGATTTTAGCACTGACAAATCCACTGTTTACTGGTCTGATTTATTGCAAGGTCATGTATGGACTGGAGGTAGCAGTGGCTCTATTGATATAACAAAAGTATGGCCTGATGGTTATGACGAAATTGTTGCTTTAGCCGCTCATAACAACCTTCTGCTTATATTTGGAAAGCACAGCATTGTTGTTTATTCAGGCGCAGAAGTTCCTGCAAGCATGGCGCTATCAGATACAATTGCAGGTGTTGGTTGCGTTGATAGAGATACTGTTCAGTATACGGGGACCGATGTTTTATTTTTGTCTCATACTGGATTGCGTAGCTTTGGAAGAACCATCCAAGAAAAATCAATGCCAATCGGTAGCCTGTCAGCAAACATATCTAAAGACATTATTTCCCTACTAACCGAACCCAACGAATCTTTCACTTCAACTTATCACCCTGAAGAAAATTTTTATCTTCTTGTGTTTAGAAACCAAGACATTGCACTTTGCTTTGATGTTAGGGGCTTGCTTGAGAATGGGTCTTATAGAGTTACTAGATGGCCGGGAACAGGGTTTAAATCTTTTACCGGAAAAGACGATGGAACATTATTAATAGGCGGAAGCCACGGAGTTGGTACGTACTCAGGAAATACAGACAACTCCACCTCATATCGCTTTAAATACTTTAGCCCCGAGCTAACATTTGGCGACGCATCAAAACTTAAATTCCTTAAAAAGCTACGGCCAACAATTATTGGCGGCAGTGGTGCAAGTCTATTTATTAAGTGGGCCTATGATTTTGGCACAGTATATAACTCAGAATCTATTTCACTGACAACTCAAGGACTGGCTGAATACAATACAGCTGAGTTTAATGTAGGCGAGTTTGCTGTAGGTGAGAACACATCAAGAACGTCAATAAACGCTAACGGTAGTGGTGGAACTTTGACAATTGGGGTTGAATCAGACATCAATGGATTTGAATTGTCTGTCCAAGAAATAAACGTATTAGCATTAGCAGGTAGAACATTATGAGTAATTATACAAAAGCTACTGACTTTGCCGCAAAAGATAGCTTGCCTTCAGGTGATGCTGGCAAGATCATTAAAGGAACAGAGTTTGATAATGAGTTTGTTGCTATTGCTTCGGCAGTAACAACAAAGGCAAATCTTGCTTCTCCGACATTCACAGGCACAGTAACAATTCCTGCACTGACTTTTAGTGGAACTCTGTCAACAGGAACAATTGATGGGGGTACATACTAATGGCTTTAGAAGATATTCTAAATTATTTTGGGAGCGACAGCGGAAACTCGTTATTAAGCGGCGTAGCTGGGGGCTTGCTTACTAACGAAGCATACAAACGCTTAAGCGATATAGGTAACACAGCTTACGACCGTTCTATGGATCTTGCAGAAAGAGGCCAACAAGAGTCACAGTTCAAGCCGTTTACTGTAACTACTCCTACAGGATCTTCGTTTAATGCGCGTATGGGCGGTCAACCACAGCCTCCTATGCTGACTGGTGGCCCTGTAGCACCTCCTGCGGGGGTGTTTCCAATACAACCAGTGATAGGTGGTAGAGATTACATGCCACAGCCTCCTGTGGGGATAATGCCTCCAATGAACAGGATAGGACGCGCTAACGAGTCTACTGATAGGATGATAC